GTACCACCGCCGCCGCCACCGCCGCCAGTCGCAACGACGAGCGAGCCGAACGACGACGTGCCACCAGCGGAGCCGTTGTTGTCGCCAGCAGCCCCACCAGCGCCGCCGCTTCCTACCGTGACGGTTTCGCTGGTGCCAAGTGCCGACACGGTCAGCAGTGACTCGGCGTAGCCTGCACCGCCGCCACCGCCAGCGCACGAGATCTCGCCGGCTGCGGGTGCTTCGCCACCACCACCGCCGCCACCGCCACCGACGACACGCACACGCGCATATCGTGCCCAGGTGTACGACGCCTTCGTAAAAGTGCCGCTCGACGTGTAGATGATCGTTTGACGCTGAAAACCACCGTTCAAAGCATCTGCGGTCAGGATCTGTTTGCTTGCAAACGTCATGTCAGTACCTTACTCATGCCAGCATGTTGACATCGAGAACGCCGAGCGCCGTGTCCAGGGTAAACGTGCCGTAGCTTGATGACGGCCGCAGCGTGAGCGTGACGGTTGTGTCGGACGGTGAGGCTTTGATCGTGCGGCCGACAATGACGGTGTGGTCAGTAATTGCTGATGGCCGGCCAGCCGGGGTGAAGTCGACAGCTGCGCCAGCCCAGATTCCGTTTTTGGCTGACAGCAGGAACGACCAGGTGGCGAAGTTGGCGTCAGGCAGGGTTTGCTCGATCATCGAGGCCGTGACCTGCAGTTTGGTCGCCGAGTACACCGGCCGATTGAACCGCAGCACCCAGTTGCTGGCGTCGTCGAGCGTGTCGGTGTCGCTGTTTGACGCATTCAGGTACTGACGAAGCCGTGACCCGTATTTCGATTGCAAGCTCGAAGGGTTTGCAACGTAGCCGTTGTCGAGGCGTTCGATGCGTGCGGCGGTGGTGAGCTGGTCGAGGCTGTAGGCGCGTTCGAGGTTGCGGTATGGCAGTTCTTTGCCGGTCGGGTTTTCGGCAAACGTGTAGCTGCTGAGGCTGCTGCGTTGTGCGTTCTCGACAACGAACACTTCTTGGTGTCCGGTTGGTGTGCCGGGTATGACGCCGGACGGGCCGACAAAAGCGCCGGGCCATACGGCAGTCAAGCCGCACGTCACAACAGCGTTTGCGAGGTAGTCGCCGATCGGGCTGGCGCTTACGTCAGCGCTGTCAATGTCCAGCTGCCGGGTGATTGACGGGCTTTCCAGCGACACCGACAGCTTGCCGTTCGGTCGCAGTGTTTCGCCAAAGTTCGGCATGACGGTGTTGTTGGTCAGCTGGTCAGGATCAGCAAGCGCCTCGATCGCTGCGCTGGGTTTGGTCCGGAGCAGCGTGGCGATCGTTTGGACTTGCTGCCGGGCCGCTGACTGCAACACGTCCACAGCAGCAATCGTCACGGTTGAGGTAATGCCGTCGTCCTGGACGTCGAACTCGTCGATGATCCCGGCGAACACTTTCGAGACATGCGTTTGCGTATCGTTTTCGACGTCGCAGAAAATCAGCAGGGCACGCTCGAACCAGTCGGTGCCGCTGTAGGTACCGCCGGCGTTCGGGGTCAGTGCGCCGTCGTTGTTGTTGAGCGTGACGACGGCCTGGCCAGTGCCGATGACGCCGAGGTCGGTGAAGTGGTCGACAGTCAGGCCGAGGGTGCGACTGGTAAAGTCTGTCGTGCTGAACGTGCTGCCGTCGTCGTAGTAGCCGACCTCGATGCGCCAGTTGGTCGTGACGGCCATGTCAGAACCGTCGAGTTCCGGTTTGCACGGGCAGGGTGCCTCGGCGACGCTGGTAGCTCTGAAGAGCTCGCACGACGTCGTCGCCGTCGGTGCCTGCGGGGAGCTGCACGGTCACGTTGAACGTGTCGCCACCGAAGCCGCCGGCACGGTTGAGCGGGATGACAGCTTCGTCGCCGGCTTCGCCGATCATTGCGAGCGTCGGGCCGGTCACGATGCCGCCGTCGGCCAGGAACGGAACCTCAATCGCCGGCATGCGTGGGATCCGGAACTCGCGCCCTCCGATCTCGGGAATCCAGCCAGGGACGCTGAACCCGAACCCGCCAATGGTGCCGTTCCACAACGTGCGGATTGCTGTCATGGCAGCGCCGAAGGCGTGACCAAACGGCAGGAACATGCCAGCGATAATCGGCACCAGGTTGTCTTTGACGGCGCTGAACACTTCGGGCAGTTTGCCGATGGCGTCGATGACAGTTTCGACGGTGTCGCGCACGATCTCGAACTCGTTGTAGGCGTAGACAGCCGCAGCAAACAGCGCACCGAACGCAAGCACAGTCAGCGTGACCGGCGCTGTGAGCGCCAGGAACGCAATACCGAGCGCTGTGACGATTGCGAGCATGGCCGCCACAATGCCTTTGTTCTGCTCGACGGTGTCAAAGAATCCGTCAAACCGTTCTCGGACCATGTCGACAGCGCCGCTGAGGCCGTCCTCGCTGATGGCGTCGAACAGGTCCTCAAGGAACTCGACCAGGCGTTCGATTGTTGGCATCATTTTGACGGTGAGCCGGTTGCGCAGCATTGCGAACCGTTCGCTGAGGGTGAGCATTGCGTCGCTTTGCTCATCAACAATGCCGGTGCCGTCGCCGAGCAGGTTGTTGAACTCCTCAAGGTCAAACACGCCGGCACGGATTGCAGCAGCGAGCCGCTGTGCACCCTCGGCACCAAACGCCTCGGTGGCGATGTTGAGGGCGTCGACGTCGCTTGTGGCTTGCTGGATCGCTGCGACAGTCTGTTCGAGTGCCTGGCGGGGATCGCCGCCGACAGCAGCAACTTCACGGCTGAACCTGTTGAGGCCAGGCGAGATGCGGGTGACGTCAATACCGGCCTGCTCCAGGCTGCCCATCAGGGCGGTTGTTTCTTCGAGGCTGAACCCCATGTTGGCGAACACAGGTCCGAACCGTTCGATGCTGGCGAGCAGCTGGTCCATCGGCCGGCCGGTTGCCTGAGCGACCCGCAGCAAGTCGCCGAGGGCCTCGTCGGCGTCGTTCTCGCCGAACACGGTGAGCGCCGAGTCAGCGATCGTGATCGCTTCGGCCACGTCCACGCCGGCGACACGCGCAAAGTCGAGAAACAGCTCGGTTTGTTCTTCGAGGGCTGCGCCGGTCAGGCCAAAGTTGGTGCTGACGTCAGCGAGAGCTCGTGAAACTTCGTCGAACGATTGCGGAACCTGGGTGGCGACCTGGCGGGCCGAGTCGATCAGATCATCGAGGGCAGCGCCTGACGCGCCGGTGCCCGCAATGATGTTGTTTTCCATCGTGTCGATGCTTTGCGCAATGTCGAACGCCATCTTTGCGCCAGCAACAGCAACGCCAGCGAAGCCGATAGCCGCAGCCCGTGTGAAGCTCTTGAGTCGGCTGTCGGCCTTGTCGACGGCTTTGCGGAACTTCTTGCTGTCGCCGAGGATGGCAACAGAAATGACGGATGTATCGGCTGGCATGTCGGCAGTTTAGAACGCTCGCCGGATGATCGACCGGACTTCGTTCTCGTATCGGTTGATGACCTGAGTGCGGCGCTCGTCGAGGGCTTCGTACAGGTAGGGCTGTGGGCGGATGCCTCGGCGAGCCCAGCCAAAGTGAATAGCGCCGGCGTACGGGATCGCTGCCGGGCCGGCTTTGCGATCGTTGCCAGACTTCACAGCCGCCGCCGTTTTCGTGCCCGACGACCGAATGTTGCGTTTCAGCCGGCCTGACCTCACCGGCACTTTCGTTTTGGCAGCGCTCGCGACCATCTCGCCGAGCTCTTTGTGCAGCGCTTTGACGTCCGACATATCATCGCCGATGTCTTTGAACGCTTTGCGAAGCTTGCGGCCGCCTTCGATCTCGATCGCTGGAACGGTCATCGTCGTCTGGCAGCTTTCTCTCGTTCTCGGGCTTGTTCTTTCAGAATAGCCTTCAGCGCTCGAATGATTCGAGGGTCAGCGTTCTGCAACTCGCTGATCGGTTGCCGGGTGGCGATAGCCAGCGCAGCGAGCTCGTACGCTACGCCTCGTCGGCTAAAGGGGTGTCGTTCTCGTTCTCGACGTCCAGGTCGACGACCGAGTCGAAGAACTTCTCCCACGTTGGCACGACGAGGCCGGCGTGGCGGCGTGATTCCCACGCCAGCCACGCCAGATGCTCGAGTTTTGGGGTGCGCAAGGCTT